CGGTAGCTGTCCCAACTACAGCTTCCTCATCTGTGGAAAGCTCGATAACGCCTGTAGCGGATGTCGTTGCATCCTGTTTCAATGCTCCAAATGCCGCAACAGCAGTGCTTTGTCCAGTACCGCCATCAGCTATGGCAACATCGGTTCCGCCGGGAGCATAATAAGTTGTGTCAGTAAGGTTCGTACAAGCTATCGGTTCGCCATCTGCGTCCGTACAAACTACCTTTGATCCGGTAACGGTTACACCTTCAAGCGTACCATCACCTGTCCAGATTCCAAATTGGTGATTTGCGGGAGTTCCAACCTTAGATACATCTCCATTACCAACTAAGGACGTTCCATTGGCTCTCGTATAATTCATGCACCGCCAGTCACCCGTAGCGTACTCATAAAAAGCAGCAATATCTCCCGCCGCAGTTGTAATATTCGAAGCAGTCGGAAGAAACAAATCGTTCGAGTGAGTTAGCTGTAATATCCCGTCAAATTCGAGTACAACAATCGTGCCAACACCCTTGGTGCCGATAGTGTTAATCGTAGTAGTCCCGGTAATATCGAATAAGTTACCGTTACCGAGAGTCAAGGCATTTGCAGAGGCGACATCGCTGCCCTTGGTTGGATTAAAATTCTGAGTGACGGAAAGAGTGGTAAACGTGCTGGCTCCAGGAGTCACATCTCCAGTAGTCCCCGGAGCCGACATCTTCGCCTTGAGATTCGCCGGAGTAACCGCCTTGTCGGTAGCTGCCCCGGTTACGGTTTCTGCATCGGTGGCGAGTTCGACTTTGCCGGCCTGAGAACTGCTGGCAGCAGGAACCGGGGGAGATGGAGGAAACGCCCATACTGAACTAATTATAAAAAACGAAAGCAATAAAAAATAAGTTATTTTTTTCATTTTACACCTCAGGGTTGAAACCCCCGGCTTTTAGCCGGGCAGCTTTAGCTTTTTTACTTGACACTTGTATTTAGTTCGCTTACTATATGAATATCTTATTCAATCCAGCAATGGAAATATAACGTCACCTGAACCCCTTCATCGCCGATATCGTTGATCGCTAAATATAATTTATCCAAAATCATGGGGTATGCATTAATATCGTCGGCCAGTGAATGCCACGTCGCCGCATCTTTGGATATGCCGGTATCAGCCCACAACGCATCCTCTTCTTCATCGGTCAATGTAATATTAATCGTTGTGCCCGGAATAACGGCGCCGGTACCGGGAACCACTTTTAACAGCATGGCAGTCAATCCCCGCACCAACCTTGCAGATGTCTGCTCCTCAAATTCAGCTACCAGATCCGTGGCGGTTAACGCATCACCGTCGGACGTACACACAACCTTAAACTTGATATAATGAGCAGAATTAGCGGAAACCGTGGTTGTGATTGTCCATGCAGCATGCGCAGGAATCGCCAGTAAAAACAAAAATGCAAGCATTAAACTAATCTTTTTCAGCATCTCGATCCTGGTTTACAAAACCCACCAAAAATGATAGGTTCTGAAGGTAGCCTTTCTTCCACCTATTAAATGATTAATTTAAGCACCCCTGACCAGTTATTAGGAACGACTTACCCATCTAACTCTTTTAGGTCAGACATTCTACTCTGAATCGCTGTGAGCGAGGCTTTGTAATTATCCCTTAACTTTCTCCATAGATTCCAACTATGAATACCGATAGGCAGAACTCCAGTCAGCAATCAATTGATTAAGTTTATTAAAATCAGGACTATAAATCTCACCGTGTATGACTTTTCTCATATATCTAATTCTTTTTTAGTTGATAGATTTTGGTGATTATTTAACAACCGCTATTTCCTCCTTGGTCAGCTCACCCTCAGCTTTTTCCTGCTTAGCCTCCGGGTCTATGCCGTCCGCATATATTAATTTCGGGTACTTCTTATCTTCCGTAGCTTTCTTCAGCCTGTTCCGACCATACCCTCCAATGCCGATCATTTTTGCAGCCCTGCTCGGCGGAACCCCAATGGTTTCGGACAGCGGACCGTGCTTAACCCCAAGCACGGCCTTGGTTCTTCCTTCCAAATCCAGAGTCTCTGAAATCGGGTACTGAACATCCACTAAGAATTGAGGTTTGCGCTTGACTTTCTCAAATTTTTCCTTGCCGTTCTCAAAACTTACGGCTTCCTCAACCTCGAAATATTCCGGGAACCCGCTCAAGACGGACTTTAAAAAGAATATAGACCCCCAAAAATCATGCCGGTAGAACCGATCAAAGTCCGCAACCTCGTCAGAGGTGCGATCACTCATCGGACCCCGCGTAGCTTTCACACTGGCATACGTTCCCTTCACAGTTCCGGTGGTAACATCGGCGGCTTCGTTCAACCCGGATATGGCCATCTCCATAATATCCGTGTCCTGACCACTGATCTTCGGTAAGTTCGGATTCTTGGCCTCTATTTTCATGCCGGGTGGTATAAATATCCGGCTGCCGGGCATAATCGGCTGCATCAGAGCAGTTTTCTTACGGTCTTCCTCGCTCATCGCAACCCATAACTTGAACGCCTTAACGTCCTCGAAAGAAATTGCCCACGCATACGCACCTGACGATTTCTTATGGTCAATTTCGTATTTTTTCAGCAGTTCATAGTGATTCAGCCATTCAAGGACGGTTCTTAAGTAACTTACGGCGCGCCGGGTCAGAAATCCGCGATCCCAGGCAACGACAAACCGGTAATATCCGCCAAGTTTTTCAAAAACAGGACGATTACCCCTGGCAGCTTTCGTCTCAACGGCGTTAAACCATGCATTACCGTTGAGCGTTTTAACCAAATCAGGGTATCTTGCTATATTAATGCTCGGAATTTGCTGTGTGTACTCCTGACCGGTGGAATCTATGGAACGAATACAGTAAAACAGGGGGAACAACCTCTTGGTAGGATGAAAAATAACGCCGGAGGACTCGTCACCTTTGTTTCCATCCAGCTGGCTCGGGTCTAAAAAGTCAACTTCAATAAAACCGTCCGCGTGGCAGGTGAAAACTAAAAATAATTCGCCTTCAATGATCGCACGAGCAACGTACCGGGACCAAAAATAATACAGTCGATTCCTTGGATCGTACTCGATTTCTTCTAAAACTTCCTGAATTTTCCAGATCTCGGACGTGGGCTCGAACCCCATGCCGGTTATGCGACCGGCTACCCCCCTGACAGAAGTGCTAACCTGCGGATTCTTGTTAAACATGCGCCAGCACTCGGTCTGCAAGTACTCACGCGTGTAGGAATTCTCTTCTTTTATGTCCGAACTGCCTATCGGACACCCGTCAATGTCCGTTGTTTCAGCATCATACATTATTCCAGGCTGCCAGGGCATAACTCCCCGTATGTGCATAAAAACTTCGTCCGGAATTTCCAAAATCCTTTGCTGAATTTCTTCGAATTCCATTAAAAATTCCTTTTTTTTGAGTTGATTCCCTGATAGATAGGATTGAAAGGCGGGTAATTATTAAATAATTAGACTTTAAAAATTACTTTGTCAATAAAAAAGTCGCAGTTTATTAAAAACTGCGACTTTTTCCATTTAAGGGATGAGAATTGATTTAAAACAGAATATCCATAACATCACTTGGTTTTCGAGCAGTTTCTTCCATAATTTCCTTACGCATGGCAAAAATAACATCAGCGAAGGACTCGATAATCTTTTCGGCACCCGACAAATCACCAGCCATAGCCAGAACACGCCACTTTATAAACTTTTCAATCACATCATCGGATGCAACAACCATCATTTTAAGACCGACATTTTGCAGTTTTACAGCCAACGCATTGATTTTTCCCTGCTGCCCGATCTTTTTTATCGCCATTACATCCAGCACGATGTTAATATAATCAAAATAGAGCTTTATTCGCTCAGGGATATTCATACTCAATCCTGTCTGCAATTCTTCCATAAATTCACCTCCTTTTTTACCAACAATTTGTTGAGGTTGCAGTATCAGTGCTTGAAGTGTACCAATATTGATAATAAACCGGCCTGAATACCGGTACTACCGGCAGCCTGAACTCAATTTTTAACCCGAGCAGAAAATCAACCCCGGCGTTGATCAACTTCATTTTTTCATCACCGCCCTTATAATAATCGGGGTGGTATTTCTTGGCCAGTGTTTTTTTCTGTTTCCTGACCAAACCTTTAAATTCTTTTTCTATATTCAAAACAGCTTCCCGGGAACGCGCCTGCTTCAGAACGCTTAATAAAGGATAACTCAACTCTAACAAGGCTATCGCACTGTTTATCTGTTTATACATAATTCCCAAGCAAACCCGCCGGCTGAATAATCGTGCCGGTAAATAAAGATTTCAACCTCGGCCTGAAATTGTGAACGGTTAATTCCCGGCCACCATAAATGCACCATCCCGTTGCGTAAACCAGATCGTCCTGAATACCGTCCTTAAGATTTTTTTCCGGACTCCCGAACCACCTGGTGTCCGCATCATGGTCAAAATTATTAAACTCCTCGGAAATAATATCGCTGCCCCTGGAACCGGAAATCACACACGGGGGGGTCTTCAGACGGCCATCATTAACCAGGGTGAACAACTCAGTAAATGCCCCAAGCTGCCTCGCATAAGCAGGGTGCCATAAAACTACATCAATACTCAATACTTCGGCCCATGCCTTCAAATCAAACGCGCTCCATGTTTCGGACCCGATCACGTCAATACCGTCAAACTCCTCGTGCGTCAACAAAACTTCGTCTTTTAAACCTTCCAAAGAATGATCGATAATATCCGCGATCTGCAAATAAAAATAAATATACGCCGGGCCATGTATCATATATTCATTGACACTTTTAGGATCTAAATCCTTCATGGACATGACTCCAATATCAGGGTTGCTCCGGCTCCCCGGCAAACCCTTGGCCAGTGCCACATAAATCGTGCGCGCACTGGTCCTCCTCTTAAACGGCTGCGCCCGGTCAAGCCCCGCAATCACCGCCCAGTCAGTGTCAAACATATTACCCAGATCGTCCAGCACCTCGCTTGACGCCATGACAGACCCCGTATGCGTCGGCAATAACTGATACACTTCCTCCACGGGCCACAACAGGGAATCCACCTGGTTGATCTCCAGGTCCTGCCTGTAAACATCCACACCCTCGGCAATCAGACGAGTGTCGCTGTTCATAATCTTATACTTGCGCTGGATCAGCTCAATCACCCTCGGATGATCCACAACACCCTCGGCGCCCATATAATTCATGGCGTCAATCTGCTCAGCGGAAAAAATCTTCTCGGCGCCCGCACTCCATAAATTCTTGAACTGCTTGGCGTATGTCAACGGTTGCTTAATCTTGTAAGAATTCAACTGAGCCTGGGTCTGATTCGGATGCCAGTAATCCCTAAAATCCAGCTTTTCACTGCAACGATATGAAAAATAAGTGAGCGGATCCTTGCCCTTGATAAAACCGTCATATAAATGATACAGTAAATGCTCTTTAGAGCTGACAGTGGTATCAATCACGCCAAATGCGTTCGGCACGTTCCGGATATTGCCGTCCACCTTGTCCCAAAAAACATGGTCTTTCAATTCAAAGATCTCTGAAAAAGCGTACCCATTAATATTGCTGAAAATACCGCTCGCAGATGAAATAATCTCCATCTTGCTCACAACATGACCCCGAGCGTTCCGACGACGCAGCTCTTTGTCCAAAATATTTTTCTTGCCGATGTTCTTCAGCAACTTCGGAGAGTTTAAAATAATGTCCTTGGCAATGCTTAGATGGGCATGACTGGTCTGATCCTTGCTGTTCGCACATAACCGAATGTCCTGCTTCGGCCAGCAATCCCATTTCCAGAGCAAAATCAGAACCGCTAAAAAAGATTTACCCTCCCCTCTCTGCCAACACAGCACGATCAGGCGATGAACAAACTGCCCACCCTCCATGGCAAGGGCTTCCCGTAAAACCTGCTTCTGCTTATCCCACATAAACTGGTACGAACGACCGGTCTCCGGGTTAACCTCGCACCACATCTCCCGGTATGAACGACCGGTCTGCGGGCAAATAACCGTGTCGGATAATTTCGCGCTGCCCAGCGGAACCCATACCGCAAACTCAGAGCCGATGGGATAAATCGAAACCCAAACCCGGTCCTCGGCCCACTTAACCAGACCGTCACCGCCGCTGCGGTATGCCGCATATTTATTTTTTGCTGCCGGTTTTTTCATTTATTCGCTTATATAGCAACCCCTCCAACAAGAGCAGGTAGTTAATCGTATCGCCAACCTTCTCGTCAATAAGCTCTGCGGTCAGTTTGGCCGGGGCATCCTCAATCCAGTCAACTAAATCCAAAACAGATACCACATGCTTCATCCACATACCTATCAAAGCCCGCTCGGGAGAAACGTCTAAAATCCGACCGGCAACATTAAAATTGTGATATCTGTCATTGTCCGCGGCATACTCCTCCGCCTTCTTTGACAAAACAGATTGAATCTTTTGAACACGGCGAGATACTACATGATCAAAATTCATCATAAATCCCATCACCTCAATATTTATAGAACTTTGGTTTCTCGGATGGCCCATTTTTCCAATTCGGAATTTCAAAATGCTCTGTTGCAGGCCCATCCAATTCAAAATCAGGAGTGTCCATTACAGGTATTGTGTCTAAAATCTCTATTCGGTTTATGTCGAACCACTTCAGGTCTAAAAGGTCCCCGTTTTTATCCATACCCGGATGTACAAGCGCTTGAATACATCCGTATAAATCGAATGTTATCGATGTTATCACACCCCGAAGCCCAGTGACTTTATCCTCGACCCTTAAACCCAACATTGATAGCACTTTCATAAATACCTCATATCCCATAACAGCAATTCCTTCTTCGCAGGGTCTCGAACCTTGCCGGAAATATCCGTCAGCCAGGAACGCAGCTCACCGTAAGTTGTAAACACTTTTCTCACATGCTCGATGACAACATGCCAGCGACCGTCCCAGCGGATCTCTAAAATCCTGCCCTTTAAGGCCAAACCGTGGCCGAAACCCCAAGCATGAAACAATCAATCACCTGGTTGTATTGCTCAATATCTCCCGGCACTTGCGGTCCCTCAAACGTGATGTCCATCATTGCCAGTGCATTTTTCATCTGCAATTGCAAAAATGGGTCTTTGCTAATTAATTCAGAAAGTTTTTGTATGCCTGCCTGATATCCCGCTTGCTGCAATTCAAATTCTGTAGTCGTCTTCCAATTTTCATACCACGATTTGAACTTTGGCACATAGTCCGGGTTGTTTTTTATTACCAAATAACCTACAGTCGAGACCGCTGTTTTTTGTAATTCGGTTAAAATCTCGGCCTGTGGTTTCAGGCTGATACTCGCGCAACCCACAAACGCCACTGCCAAAATAATCGCAATTAGTTTTTTCATGTCTTTCTCCTTTTAATCCGGAATAAACCGTAGATAAACCTCATACCGATCTCGTCTTGCTTTCGTAAACTGATTTATGTGGGTCGGGGTAGGATGATTCAAATTATACTCACTATCAGTCAATTTTAGAACATAGCCATAATCAGAACATATCCTCGATTGTCCAGGTATTTGAAGCCACGAAGCCCCTATAAAATGGCCGAACACCTGCAAGAAATCATACAAGCGTTTGTAAACTGGTAATGACAAGATTGACTTTAGCTGGCTCCATATTACCAGCTTGTTTTGTTCGGTCCACGTTCTGTCCCTAACGAATTTCAACCTATGATTTCCTTGCAGATAATTATCTGCGGGCACTTCTTGAAATATAAGATCCTGAGAAACAAATTTGCCGGGCTCTATTATCCAAAAAAAATGGCTGTAATGGCCATGTTGATGCTTGCGTATAAATAATGCAAACAAACTAGTTATATTATCTGAGAAGCACATCAAGGGTAAATCAGAGGCGGGAATATTCAGAACCTCCTTGGGATCTGTCGTGATCCTGTCTGCATATTTGAAGCAGTTATTAACGCTCATTTGTTAGTTTTCCTATAATTAATATACTTATTTATCCAGTCATTTAAAATTTTTTCGTCCCATTCTCCCTTTGCTTTATTAAATGCCCATATGACCATTCTTGTATTTTTAAGAGTATATCCTTTTGTAGAATCAATTCTATCTAATGATGCTGTATATGCACCCATTTTTCCATTTTCTTTAATAAATTTAATGCCTGTTACTTCACAAACATTTGGATCTATTGTTATTCGGTCTGTCACTTTGTCTTTTCAACCTTGTGCGCCACGCCATAGAAGGCACCGCCGCCGCCAACTGCTACTAAGATAGTTCCAATGAATCGCATACTTCAGCACCAGCCAGAAAACCGCCGCCAATTAAGCCACAGATAATTCCTGATTTTGTTTTCCATCCTTCAATCATGATGATCTCCCTTCTTTGTAATGGCAGGCAGCGGATGTCAGGCGGGGTTATATCCCTTTCCTTTCGGTCCTGACTTAATCCCTTTCGGCTGCCATTATTGTTTATTAAATCCGGGCGGTGTCTTCGGTGGTACTGCAAAGCGAATACCCCACGGGTCAATCCCTTCCTGATATACAGACTCGACATCAGCCCAATTGATTTCCGACACAAGGTCTCCAAGCACGGCCTGTGCGCCGGCAAAGTACCTGCCCTTAGTGCCTACGGTAACGGTTACGGATGTATCGGCAGTCTCGGCCACTATCACCGGATTAGTTTTGGTGGGATCTGTGTCGGCATTGGCAAAGTAAATCCTGTAAGTTACCCCTGTAATAGGATCTCCGTCGATGTCAGTTGTTACGGCAGTCCATTCCAAAGTCGCCTGATTCGTGTTGTGGAAAGTTACTTCGGCAAACACGGGGCTTGTCAACAATAGACAAAGTAAAGCAATAATCATTTCTTTCTCCTTTACAAATTAAGTTTTTTCTTCCAATAATTATAAGCTGGTCTCAGATTCCGGAACTCCCTCTCGACAAACATAATATTGTCTTTTATATGCTCGGTTCGTTTCGCCCTGGCCCAATCCTCGTTCAGCCAGTCCAGGGAAATATTGAAATATTATGTTAGTCATTATCCTTTCCCGTGTATCGCCCTCTTAAGCGGGTCCCAGCAACACAGTTCCGTTGCTCTCTTTATGCGCCCGCAACAGGCCGGCCTAACTAAACGGGTCCCGGAATCCTGCGATCCCCGGCCTGGTTCTAAAGGGTCGGACCTTGATATAAGCGTTATGCAGGATTGCCGCCGCTTCCGACTTTGTTTTACTTCCTCCACCGCTCGCACCTATGGAAAACGTGTCGTCTAAACAGATTTCAACGTGGATAATATCAGTTTTTTCTTTATTGTGCCAAAAAACCAGGCAACCCTCATAAGGCACCATAACAGTTTTAAAAGTTGAATAGTGATACAATCCAACCGCCTTCCAATCACCATTCCTGGGCAAGATTCCTCCGGATTTAAGACACTCAATCACATACCCGCTGCAATCAAAGCCTGAAAAATCGTCGCCGCCCCAAAGATAAGGGGTGCCAAGATAACTCCAAGCCACCTTTATTGCGATCTCTCTGGGCGTCATTTTTTACCTGTATAATTAGCGGTCACAAACCCCAACACACAAAAAGTCATAATTAGTTTATTCATTAACCCCAGACCGTTCTCAGGCTTCATCAGATACCCCCGCCATCACATCGTACTCGTTGCCATCCCCGTGCAACTCGGGATCCTTGATCGGCAGCATGGAACCACCATCCTTAAAAAAACCGGCCCTCTCGGCAATCCTCTGTAAACCGGTCGTTCTCCAGATCGCAAATATCTCCCGGTGTGTACGACGAATCTCTTCAAAAACCGGGTGAATGCGCTTGCGACCGACAGCATCCTCATACTCAATCTCTTTAATCAATAGCTTCTCCATCTTTAACTGGCATAAATCATAATACAACGGAACTAAATGCATGCCGACCCACTGCATAATGAACGGATCGTTCACACGCTCGAGAAGCGTTAAAAACGGGGCGAGATTGATGGTTAAATACTTCTGCTCAATTAAACACACCGTGGACTTGGCTTTTAAAACCTCGGGATCGAACGTGGAGCGTTCGTAAGAACACATCGAGGCATACGGGCAGTTGCGGCCCGTGCATGTCCTGACTTTGTCCCATATGTTTATCTGGAGATCGTTTAAAAAGCCTTTATGAAGAGTGAGCTCTCCAACTTTGGAAGGATTTACGGCCATTTTTTTTCACAATTCCTTATATATAGGGGGGAAATTGTTTATTAATACACAAAAATGGTTCGAGTATGGCTCATAAATTAAATTTTGTCAATTTATTTTTGAAGTACTTTTTAAACTGGGATGCGGGATCGGAGGCTATCATGTGATAAAAAATGACACGACTTTTTGTGGGCAGTACCCCACCATCTAAAAAGGGGCGGGGGTATGTCAAGACTTCGACAGGGGCGTCTAACTTATTGATTTATTTATATTTATTTTATTTTTTAAGTGTTTATAGTCCATAAACACCTTATGTATGGTTTTTCCTTCACTACTACAGCGTGGTATGTATGGTTTTTCCTACACTACTACGCTGTCATATAGGCAGGCTGGCGTCAAATACTGTCTCAAGTTAATTTGAGACACTTATGTCTCACTATGATACACATATGTCTCACTCTAATTTGAGACACTTATGCCGAGTATTTCGACACTTATGTATCAAATTAAAAACGATACACATATGTCTCAAATTGGGACATATTTGTCTCACTTTAAAATAATACAACTATGTATCAGGCACTTGAGACACTTCCCTTTATGCAATCCTCATGCCAAACAAACAATCCCATTTGAATATCATGTCATACATTAAAATCAATTTAAAGCCCTCTAATAAGCCCGTGTTTACACGATCATAAAAAAGCCATACCATTATATGTTATGCCTTATGATCGTAAAAATACGATTATTGACTTATAAAATCAATACTTTACAATCATTACTTTTAACCATAAATCATAAAAAGTAATGGTGTGTATACCATTAAATATTTTTAAATAATTTATCTTAAAAGTAATACACAAGGCAATCAGGCCAGGCAATCAGGCCAGGCAATCAGGTAAGGCAATCAGGTAAGGCAATCAGGCCAGGCAATCAGGCTACAGGTAAGGCAATCAGGCTACAGGCCAGGCAATCAGGCCAGGCACAAAAAAAAACGGTCAAGGCATAACCTTGACCGTTTTTTTTTTACTTAATACTTTTATTCTTTAAAATCGTACAACCTCCAATTTGGTAGATTCCCTTTAGATGTTCTGTCTACAACATTCTCAAAGTACTTTTTTAATGTTTCGATATTAGCATTATATTTTCTGATTAAAATATAAGAGTCATAACCTTTAAGGCTACATCTATAATAATTTGAAGAACCTGGATGTTGAACCTGTATTAATTTAGTATCTATATTTATCATTTTTTTATCTCCTATTTAATATCTTTTGCCGAGTTTATTAAACTCTCTCATACAACCATTACCATGGCTTTTATTGCCTTGATAGTCAAACGTATAATAATATGTGTGATAGTCAATACTGTTGCCGTTATCAATAGGTATGATCTCATAGCTATCATAAATTGCTTTGTTTTTAATAGGAGTCAAATAAACACCTTGTTTTATTGACATTCGGTCATTAACATACTTAAAATCATTTTTATCAGATTGCCTTGCAGGCAATACAAGGTAACAGGCAAAGCAAGGTAACAGGCAATGTAAGGTATTAGACAATGCAAGGTAACAGGTAAAAAAATGTTCATACTGTTGTTTTACGTCAATACTTTCCGACCTATAAATATACATGGTTTCTTTACTGGCATTGATTACCTTGACGTGGTCCCTGTCCTCTGGCTTTGACATGCCATAAGATGGCATCTTTTTATCTTGTGTTAAGCACGGTGCGACAAAAGGCACAAAAAATAAATCCTTTAACCTCATCTTATATAGTTTTTTATTCAATTTCAAAAAATAAATCCTTTAACCTCATCTTATATAGTTTTTTATTCAATTTTTTTATCATTCGACAAACATTCATTTTATTTGTATCAAGTTTTTTTGATATGGATTCCATATTATAAGTTTTGACATGATACAAATTGAATAAGGTCCTTTCCAGTCTATTTAATCGTTTATAAACGTGTGTCAATAATTCCTTATATTCCATATACTCTTCATTGTATTGCATTATATCTATAACAATACTTTCAAAACTCGATTCAAATTCGATTATTTG